TTCTCCCAGAGGGGAAGGGTCAATACACGAGTCTCTACATTGAATTGTGCTGTCTCACAATGCTTGTGCTCTACTACTATATCTTCAGTAGCAAGCAACTTTGCTAGTTGTGACTTGATTTCTTGCTGAACTGCCATGTGTTTTCTCTTGTATGTACCCATAATACGACGAAACCCGCCTCTTGGACGGGTTTAGTAGACACTTTATTAACTGTCTGCGTCTTTCTCTTGCAGAACGTAGAGCCTGTGGTTTAAGTTTTCGTTTGGCATCCTTCTTAGAATGATGCTGCCAGTTAGGTACTTTCATTGGTCTGAATAAAATCGCTCAAAGTCTTCTTTATAAACCTCCCTAACACTATCTATAAGGTGAGGAGTTTTCTTTAATTTAATAGAAGAACCATCTTGAGGATACTCTATCTCATCATCAAAAGAAAAATCAATACCCAATATGCCACTTAACCAACTGACAAACTCCTTTCCAATCCCATCCTCATATTTCCATATATGAGTATTATCACTCACAAATTCTATCTGGGGTCTAAAAAGATTTCTATATGTATTAGAACCATATCCTTTAATATTATATTTTAAAAATTGTTTATCAATAATTACATTTTCCCCATGATCAAGAACCACAACAGACGATGTTGATATAAATCTGTCAATAGGATTTCTTACTACTGCAAAATGAGGTATATCTTCTACATCCAAATATTTTTCATAATACTCCCGATGATAATGCGGTAATTCAACTCGGTTTCTCATCACCCATAAAGAATCACCTTCACCCTGTTCACATTCGCAATCATTTTTTAATAAGTTTGCTCCTATAAATCTACCAGCAGTTCTAGGAATATGAATAAAAAGGAATCTTTTACCTGTTGATTGATGCTTAAAGGTAGGCATTATATATCAGGATAAAATCTTTCTATATCTTTTCTATAAAGTTGTCTAAGATTATTAACAAGTTTAGGAGTCTTAGTTAACTTATTTCCCTCATCTTTTGATTTAGGATACTCTATATCTTTATCAAACTTCAACTGAACTCCTATCAAATCACTTAACCACTCAACAAAATTATCACCCATACTATCCTCAAATTTCCATATATGAGTTCTCTCTGTCATAAATTCTACCTGAGGCATAAACCAATTAGCAGAAAAACTTGGATCCATCATAGGTATATTAGCAAGCATTGAGAAAAATAAATTCTCATCTTCAAATAACTCTTGCGAATCATTTCCATATATTCTTTTAAGATAAACTGATCCAGAAATAAATCTATCAAATGGATTTCTAACAATTGAAAAATTGGGTATATCTTTTACATTTAAATGTTCTTCGTAAATATCCTTATGCCAATGAGCAATCTCTGCTCCATGCAAATCAGTCATCACCCCATTTCCAGTATCCAGAGGAAGTTCATCCCATGTAAAATTATTTCTCCATAGAAAATTAGCTTCTACATATCTTCCAGCAGTTCTGGGAATATGTGCAAAGAATACTTTCTTTTCAGTGGGTGTATGTGTAAAAGTGGGCATATCAAATACCTAATAATTTACGTTGCCTGTTAAAATAATCATTCAATATCCAAGAACTACTATTCATCTTATCATCTCCACCAATAGCAAACTTAAATTCAACTCTGGGATCATCACCATATCCTTTTATCTCTGGAGTATTAGTTTTAATTCTATCACCACCATTACAAAAAATAACTTTTTCAGATATCTCTAAGCACTTAGCAATAGCACCACATGCAGAATCATCTTCATCCTCCCAAGATACTACAGCATCTACCATATCTAAATGACGAATGATTTCTGCACGTTCTATCCAAGGTAAAAAATATTGTCCTTTCTTTCTGGTCAACCACTCATTAGTATTTAATCCTACTACAAGATAATCTGAAAGATCTTTTGCCCTTTCAAAATATGCTATGTGTCCACTATGGATAGGATCAAATCCACCAGTAACCAAACTCACTTTTTTAAAAAACATTACAATACCATCCTACTAAAACCTTTTATCTTTTCATATCTTAGCACATTCTCAAACCTATCGTCCATTCCTTGTTTATGAGAAATGACAAAAACATTTGCATCCTTAATAACATACTTGATAATTTTAAGAAACTCTTCTGTTCCAAATCCATCTAATGAACTATCAAAAACCTCATCCATTATAAGAAGATTTGTATTAACTGAATTCTTCATCCTAGCAACCTCTCTCCAAGTAAACAAGAGTGCTAAGTCTATTCTCATTTTCTCACCTTCCGAAAAAGAAGCATAAGAAAAATCTTCATGGATAGGAGATTGGACAGTTTCGTTAAACTCCTCATC